GAGCGGCGGCGTCGCCTTCCTTGTTGACGGCTTTCGTGCGATCAGCGACGTCGCCGCTCTGGTCGTCGGCGATAATGCCGCGCAGCTCCTCAATCTCGCCATTGATGCGCTTGATTTCTTCATTGATGGAGCGCAGCTCCTCGACTGTCGTCGCCTTGTCCGACTTCTCGGCGAGCGCTTTCTTGCGGTCTTCCTTGGCGCGGATGATCTTCAGGATTTTTTCTTTACCCATGTGTTTACCTTCTTTCACTTCTTAGGCATTTGCCATGATTTTGTTTTTGAGTCTATATACTTCAAGCTCTTCCTCGCTCTCCAGCGACTGCGACCTGGCAGTTTCCACTTCCTTTCGGGCGCTCTCCAGCGCCGCCTTGTCGCGAGCAGAAATATCTGTATCTTCGTAGGCGGGCTCATTGACCGCCGAGACCTCGTAGACCTTGGCGATCTTGGTGATGTGCCTGGTGGGATAATCCGTGTCAAGATTATCCCAGGTCTGCTCCCGTACGCGGAAGCAGAAGCTCATGCCGTCCATGTCGCCGCGCTTGATGGCCGAGTAGAGGGCCCTGGCCTCCTGGTTGTTCTCGATATCAAGGTCCGCATCCATCTTGAGCCCGATGTCGTCGATGCTCAGCTGCATCGTGCTGTTGCCGTTATTCCTGCGGCTTCGCGCAAGAGGGATCTTCATGTCGCGATGATTTGTGAATAATAAGACATCAGTCAGGTCGCAGTCGTCAAAAGCGCCCGGGTCGATAGTCTCCTCGAACCAACCGCCGATGTCGGCCGGTGAGTTAAAGACGGCCGGGTGGCCGGTGATGGAGCGGATGCCGTCATCTTCCCCGTCGCCGTTGTCCTCGCCGCCCGTCACGGCGCGGAATTCCTGGCGCGCATAGCTGCGGACGCAGGTCATCGCGTCATCCTTTTTACTTGCCGGATTCGTCCGGCTCTTTGCTTTCGGCATTTGCATTGACTCCTTTCGCGTCGAGCTGGTACTTGTCGACCAGCTCCGTGTTGACGTAATTCAGCGACTGCAGGCGACGGTCGCCGCCCTCGAAGGGCTCGATGCCAAACATGTCGGCAATCTGATTGAGTGTCATGAGGCCCGTGTCGCGTGCGATCTGCGCCAACTGCATCTTGTTGGCCGTGTCGTAGTATTCGACCTTGTTGTAGTAGCATCTGACGCGGTGGCCGACATCCTGCTCGCGCTGGCTAAAAAGGCAGGCTGTCATGGCCTGCTCAAATTCATTGATAAAGTCCTCGATGCAGTTTTGGTAGAAGGCTGCGTGCTGAGCGTCATTGTAGTCGCCGTCCAACACGGCCGCGCTGACGCCGTAGCGGTTGCGGATGATGTCCTTGATAAATTTCATCGTCGTGTCGGGGATGCTGATTTGTTGGTTTTTGATCGGCGTAAAGTCGCCCGCGACATCGACGGCCGCGATGCCCGCCTTTGACGTCAGGATGCGGTCTTCGAATTCATCGCGCGCCGCCCGCAGCTTGTCGGCGTCGAGCTTCGTCTTTGAGGTAAAAACGCCGTTGAGCTTCAACCCCGCCTCAATGCTCAGCGGTAAGCCCTGCATCAACTTGTCGAGCGTTTCGACGGCCTTTTGCGCGTCGCGCGTGTCCGCATGGCCGAAGTCGTTGCCGCCGCCCATGATGAGATTCTTGCCGCGGCGCCACTTGAGGTGAACGACTTGGTCATACGGCAGCACATCCGTGCCGCCGTCGCGCCAGTAGAATTTAATCATCCAGCGGCGCCCCGTCTCATCACGGCCGAGCTCAGCCGACGCCGGGTTGAGCGGGTAGAGTGCTGTGTAGCGTCGGTATGTCAGACCATTCGCGCCCTTGACGTCCTCCCACTGCGGGAAGATGAAGCAGTGCATCGTCTTGCGCTGCATCCATACGCAAGACTCGAGAAAATCCTTCGTCGTCTGCAAGGGATTTGGCCGGAAGCGGAAGAGGCGCGTGATGTCGTCATTTTGAATGGCAATGTTGCTTCCCGCTTTGACGACGCTGCAGACATCAATCTTGCCGATCTCCGTCGCGATGCGGTTGATGCAGTTGTTGACGATGTCCGACAGGTATATATTGCCGCCCCACGAAGTGAAGACGGCCCGATTATCCTCGAGGACTCCTTGCACAAAGCGCCGGTTGCGCCATCCCCTGTAGACGTCCAGCAATCCCTGGACGTAATTCTGAAAAATCATGTCTCGCTCCTCACCTCATTTTCTGCGCATCCCGGTACAGCGACCGATATCGGTTGAATGTCGCGTAGCAGATGATATCGCTCAGCGTGCCGTCGATGCGGTTTTTGCTCGTTCCGTATTTCTTCACGGGCATGATGAGCCCGATGTTGTTGGTCTTGTAGCCCGTATTCGACAGGCACCAGCGGTCGATCTCGTTGTTGTTGTAGACGAGTACGTTGCGCCCGAGATCCGACTCGAGTGATCGCATCGGCCCCGATAAGCTCATAAAGTCCATACCGATACGCTCGAGCACCTCTTTGCCGAAATTCTCGGCGATGATTTCCTGGAAGTCCTTCGAGTGCCAGTTGTCATAGCCGATTTTATAGGGCATCATGCCGTAGTGCTCGTAGAGGTCGACGAACCAGCCCGCGACGAGCTCGGCGTCGACTTCCGCGCCCGGGCAGATGACGACGAGGCCCTGCTTCTCCCACTCGCGATAATTCTTGCGCTCTGGGTTGAGCTGTGAGTCATCGTCGAGGATCGCGTCGGCCTTGGCCTCCGGTATGAAGTACATCTGCAGCGTATACTTCTTCTTCGTCTGCTGGTCCTCAAAGAGGGCGCGTGCCGAGCAGAGGTCGGTCGTCTCAGCAAAATCGAGGCCGCCGATGTAGTACTGGCCGCGCAGTGTCTCCGGGTCAAAGGTCTCGGTGTTGGCGATGGTCGCTTCGTCGAGCCAGGCGGTGGACGAATTCTGCTTGATGTTAAAATCCTTCGCGAGCACAAAAGCGCGCTGCGACGGATTGCTCTTCGCCTCTTCGACCTGCTTGCGCAGGTACGACCATTTCTTGATGACGCCGATGCCCGGGTTGCTCTTCTGCCAGGACCGCTCATCCTGCCAGACCTCTTCCTCGCTGTCCTGGCTGTACCACCATATCGCCCAATCGGGCCGGTCGAGCTCGCCGTCGAGCACCTTCTGCGCGTCGGCAAGGCGGTGGTCGAGGTAGCCATCCTCCGTAAATCCTTCCGTCGTGATCTCAAAGTAGAGTGGCTCGTCCTGCGTCGAGAGTGCCTGCTGTATCGGCATGATGAGATGATCGTCCTCCATCTCGTGCACCTCGTCGACGACGCCGACCTTGATATTGCGACCCTCTTTATTTTTGCCATTGGCTGAGATTTTGCGGATGGAGCCCTTATTCTGATATGAGTATTTACCCTTGGTCTTGCGGTGCTTCGGGTTGCCGAAGAAGATGCCCTTTTGGTTCCGTCGCGTGCGCTTTGCCATACTCGGCGATTCCTCGCGCATGGCATCCGTCGCCGAGAAGGCGAGGTCTGCCTGCTCGAAGTCATTCGAGCCGTAGAGGATTTTTGTCCCCATCTCGCCGCACATGAATTCCGACAGCGAGATGGCCGCGACGAGCGGCGTATTATGTGTCGGCGTCATACGCCGCCCGGCAAGATAAAGATGTGACGGGTGCGCGATGCCAATGCATTTGACCGGCACCGATTCAACAGGCTTTATGCCGGTGATTGACTTGTACCCCATCCGCGGAGCCAAAGACTTTTTTAGTCTTTCTGCCTTGCGAGCCAATTTGAAGCAAGGCTGTTCCTTGCTTACAAAAAATTGGACACGAAACACCTCGCCGCAAGCCTTGCCATTGCAAAACGGTATTTTTGTATGCACCGTGCTCTTGATGCCAAGGCTTGCTAGAAGTTCTACGAACCCATTTGTTACTCTCTCGCTTTTTTGCACGAATTCGCACTGCCCGTCTTTGGAGCAAAAACCGTCCGTGTCCATCATGCCTTTCAGCAACTCGCGCCTTTGGCTGACAGATGATTGCAGATACACTTGTGGGATGTGCTTGTTGTTTAATACCCCCAACCGCTTCAGCCTTGATTTCAACCTAGATATCGAAAATCTTGTGACCGTTCTCATCCGATGCGGTTCTAGTGGCTTTTCTCCTGCCGCTTTTACTGCTTCTATTTCTGCGGCAAGGTCTTCGTCTGAAACGTTGATGCGTGCACCGCCGCTTTCTCCATCCCCCAGCCATAAGCCCAGCACATACGGTGCTATCGGCAGCTCTTTTTCTGCATATAGTACAGGCGACTGCGTGGGGACACGGTATTTATATTCCGTTCCCTTGCCATCGTGTCGTATATGCTTGTAGTCGTGCATCATTTGCTCCGTTGTGGCGTCCATATCCCCGTTCGGCCTTATTTTCGCAATAGCTTTTCGAGTAAGCTGATTCTCCCTGCGATACTTAGCACAACGTCGTGACGCTTTTGTTTGCACCGTCCAGATGTGTTCTGCATCTGCCGTAATCTTCTCGCCATCTTCAAACGTCACTTCATAGCACTTATGACCATGCTGAA